ATACTTAGGTAACACACAATACGTCGATAAAATGATGCATTTGTGTAATGCAAGGAGAAGATTGATGACGAGTATAACTACTGCACTGGTTTTTGTGCTACACACGATATTGCCGAAAACCAGCCAAGAACGTCTCAGCGTTGTAGCTGAAGATATAGTTTCGGTAGTCGATGATGAGACTTCAAATAAGTTACTCAAGAGTACAATTAAAAGAGATCAAGCAATTGCTATGATCGCTGCGGCTGTTACGCATGAGTCAGGTTTTAGCGAAAAGGTAGAAAACTGCAAGATCAATGGCGACGGCGGGAAATCAATTGGCCTTGGGCAGGTCATGATAGGCCAAAACTGGGAAGGACACACGCGTAAGGAGATCTGTTCAGACAGAAAGCTGCAGCTAAGACTTACATTGCACGTGATAGACAGGTGTTGGCAGAGAACACCGAACGGAGCCGCGGCCTTTAGATGCTACACGTCTGGTGACTCCAGTAAAGACTCGCGTACTGCAAAACGGGAATACGAGACTTACAAGAAAATCAAGGCATCACTTGATGAATACAAGAAGATAGAGGCGACAAAAAAGTCTGAAGAAAACAAAGACGAAGTCGCTTCATAATACGAAACGATCGTGTTGCAATTTTCAAAGAATTTGAATTATAGTTGCAACACGATCGAATTCCACTGATCGTCCTCGGAGAAATGAACATGTCGAACATGTTGTTCGAGTCTCTTGTCGGGCACATCTATGATTTCTATGGTGTCGATCAAAACTGTTTTTGCATCGGTGTCGGAGGTTCTCGAATTGCCTTCGAGGCGGTTGAAGACGAGAGTGATGGTTACAGGTCCTATTTCGATTCTTTCAAGGTCTCCGAGATTGGAAAAATATTCTTTAGGACACCTATTGCGAAAATAAGACTCCGTGAGGGAGGATGCTCGACGCGTCGTAGATACTCTGGGGATACAGATGAGTATTCAAAGAGAGAGTTGGAGAATAGCTTCAATGGATGGGTCCTTGAGGACGTCGAGACCGGTCACATCTGGTTGACTATGGGCACCGATTTCGGAGAAGACTACTACCCCTGCTTCACATTCCGGTATGAAGTACCGTCTAAGATCTCCGAGGCAACAATTGCAACTGAGACTTGACTACGACTCTCTTCCGAAGAAAGTCTCTGTCATGAGAGACATATGTCGTCTTGTCATTCATAAGTTTCTGTCGTCCGACGTTGTCAAGCATATTGATGCAACGAAGTTAGACGAGATCAAGATGCAGTTCTTAGCCGAGGATCCTGTCAAGTCCTTCAGTGTTTCTCTTTTAGCGGAGCGACCTGCCGGAGCAGGTGCTTACAGGGAATCATATGGTTCGCTCGAGGTGAGATTCTTGCTGGGAAACGAATCTGACGACGTGCAGGATCCTCAAGGCAACATCTGGGCATTGTTTCAAGTTTCCCTCTACACGACCATCACCTCCGCTTATTCTCAAAGCAACGTCCACTTCCTTAGTCGACTCTCGGCGTACAACGCGGTTGCCAACTTCATTCAAGAAGTAAAAAGCATCGCGCCGGCGCCGATGAACGTCATGATACTCGACAATGAACAGAGGCTTGAGCGCGACAAGAAGCGCTGCCACGACGCCCTGTGCCAAAAATTCCATAGGATCATCGACACAGAACACACAGAATTGAGGCGCAACTTGCGGGTCGGAGGACGTATGCGTCAAGTGTCCCGAGAGTTCTTTGCAGACTTCACACCAGGAATATATGATGTCGAGGTCTATGACTCCTGCACATCTAGACGTGCAAAGTACAAGCAGTACTCACTTTTAATTCCCAAGTCTGACACTTCAGCAGTGTTCATCAAGCGAACTCGGTGATACAGAGTGCAATGGTTACAGCGGTTGTTGTAACATAGACGCATGGACAACGTGATCGACATCCTCGAGGCGCTCGAATCCGACAACTCCCGCAATTTCAAGGAGGAACTCCTACGAAAGCATCGGAGCAACGATCTCCTGAAACGTGTATTCATCGCTGCCAGCGATCCCTACACGAACTTCTTCGTCAACAAGTTCAAGATGCCCCCGGCGCTCGGCACGGGCGAAGACGATCATGTGATCGGTGAATTCCTCGACACCATCTACACAGAGCTATCCACACGTTCTGTAACTGGTAACTCCGCCAAGGAGCTCGTCATCAGCCTGTTCAAGGGAATGACGTCCGGTCAGCAAAAGTGGTGTCTTCGAATTCTGCTCAGGAACCTCCGAGTTGGAGTGCTCGAAACTACGATCAACAAGACGTGGCCCGGGGCGATCGCCAAGTTCTCCGTGCAGCTCGCCGAGTCTCTGGCCTCCACTCACGAGGCGGGCAAAGGCATCATCATCACCGAGCGAGTCGACTATCCCGTGCGCGTTGAGCCGAAACTCGACGGTCTCCGTTGCATCGCCATCAAGCACAACGGTGCTGTGACGATGTTCACTCGCAGTGGCTCGGAGATTGACACCCTTCCCACGATCAAGGCAGCCCTCGAGACTGCTGAATGGGACGACTTCGTGTTGGACGGTGAATGCATCGGAAAGGACTGGAATGAGTCTGCTTCTGTAATGATGTCTAAGAAAAACGGTAAAGACGACAGCGGTATGAAGTTCCACGTTTTCGATGCTTTGACTTTCGTTGACTGGCGTGACCAACACAGCGTGGACTCCCTCGACGAACGCGTGGCAATCGTGCAAGAGCTCGTTGCTGCTGTGGGCGCACCTTGCGTTGTGCAGGTCGTGGGCAAGACCGTGAAAGACCACACGGAGCTGATGTCCTTCTACTCCGACTCGATGGAGAAGGGTTACGAGGGCATCATGCTGAAGTCTCTGAAGTCTCCCTACGTCTTCAAGCGGACTGACGCGGTGCTCAAGTTGAAACCAGTCAGCACCTACGAAGCCGTCGTGGTGGGTCACTACGAAGGCAACCGCGGGTCGAAACGCGAAGGGCTGTGGGGCGGCTTCCAAGTCCTCATGCCCAATGGCGTCGTCACGAAGTGTGGTGGAGGCTTCAACGACAAGATGCGTGCCGAGATCGGCATCGACCCAGACGCGTGGATCGGACGCGTCGTGGAGCTCGAGGGACAGCCCGATCCCCTCACGGACGACGGTCTCACTTCCGAGGGCAAAATTCGCTTTCCTGTATTCATTCGTGAGCGTGACCCCCGTGACGTCGATTCGAAAGTTCTCTCCGCGTACAACACATGGAAGAATAGTTAGACACAATGTCGACAACATTGAGCAGCCCGCCGACCATGTTGGTTCCGCAATCACCCGATGAGCCTGAGACGTCCTCCAAACCGAGGTCGATCCAACCTGTGACATGGAAGTCTTCGACACATCCTATGAGTCGATTGGCGCCGCCTTTCAACCCGGTGGACCAGAGTTTGGTCCTCGAAGAATCAAGGAAGATGCTCTCGGCGGTCGCACGGGGCAAGCTTGAGTTCATTGCGCAACAGATCAGACACCTACAGGAAGAGGCAAAGAAGATCATCATGGACGCAGAGATCAATATGCAGCTACACCACGCGTCGTGTTCATTCCAGAAGCGACCCGGCCACACCTACCACCTGTACCTCAAGGGGCCACTTCAGACCGACACTTACTTCTCACTCGTCTCTCCCGAGGAATGGGGCAATCCTCCTCACCAGTTTCTTGGGAGCTACAAGTTAAATGAAGACTTGACGTGGTCATTTGTGGATGAAAAGTCAGCAGAATAGTCTTTCGAATAATTGATACAGGAATACCCATACTCAGTCCGAAAGACTCTCTGCGTGTCACTGAGTGCATCCTGTGCTGACCTTGTAAACACTTGTCGTTCAATCTACAGCATATTACTTGATGCACACAAGCAATATCCTTCTTGTACTTTGCAAGTACTATTTACTAATGAAATAGGTACAGAAGCTGCGGGTGCAAATAGCTGTCGAGATGGGATACACTCTTAACATGTTCAGCCACACCGAGACGGACTTCAACCTGGACCGCCACCTCATCAGCTTCCTGCAGGACTCCCCGTTCTTCGCGGAGCTGTCACGGCACATCCACAAGTCTCCGACGCGGGATATCCCGACGGCGGCTGTGACGTTCAATGAGAAGAACGACGAGCTGTGCCTCTATTGGAACCCAGACTTCTTTGGGGAACTTTCCCCTCGCGAAGTGCGTGGTGTCCTCACCCACGAGTACTATCACCTCGTGTTCGGTCACCTCTACGGTCGTCGCAGGACCCCCGCGAAGTTGTGGAACGTGGCCACAGACCTCGCGATCAACTCGATCATCGTAGAAGGTACCCATGGCTCGGGACTCGCAGGTGACAAGGCACTCCCCGACGGCTGCCTCGTCCCGGGTGTCTACCCCACCCATCCGTCCGGCCGTGAATACACCGCCGAAGAGAAGCAGGGCATGAAGCTCGCCGCCGTGATCGCGGGGTTGCCTAAGATGCAGGCCTCGGAGTGGTACTTCGACAAGATCAAGGAGGAGATGAAGGACGAGGAAGGTGGGGACGGGGAGGGAGGAGGACTTGACTCGTTCGACGACCACGCAGGTTGGGACCAGGTACCCGAGGAGATCCGCGACTACGTGGAGGGCAAGGTGAAGTCGATGGTCGAGAAGGCCGCGAAGCACGCCGACTCTCAGGCAAACGGTTGGGGTAGCATCCCTGCAGAGCTGGTCGAGTCCATCCGCAAGTCGGTGTCTTCCGTAATTAACTGGCGCAACGTACTGCGGCAGTTCGTCGGCTCGTTGGTTCGTGGTGGACGGTCAACCTCGATCAAGCGGATCAACAAGCGTTACCCATACATCCATCCCGGTGTCAAGCGCGGTTACGAGGCGAAGCTGCTCGTAGCGATCGACCAGTCGGGCTCGGTGGATAACGAGATGCTCGTCGAGTTCTTCGCCGAGCTCAGCAGCCTCACGAAGAAGGTGACGATCGACGTGGTGCCCTTCGACACCATCGCACAAGAGAAGGACGTGTACACGTGGCGCCGCGGCTCCGATGTCCCTGTGAAGCGTGTCCGCGGCGGAGGCACCGACTTCAACGCACCCACGAAGCTTGCCAACGACCCAAAGAACAGAGGCCGGTGGGATGGTCTCCTCATCATGACGGACGGTGAGTGCAATGCTCCTGGTCCGTCGCGCATCAAGCGCGGTTACGTGATCGGCAAGGGTCGAAGCCTCATGTTCAAGACGGACGACATCGTCGTGGCGATGTCAGATGTGAAGTCGACGAGTGGAGCGTGGCGATGAGCTGGTCCGACACGGTCATGGTACCTTCGGGCACGCTCCTCCCCGGGGACGTGCTCGCTCACGGAGGTGAGATCGTCTTGGGCCGGAAGGATCCGGATCA